TAACAAACTGTCCTTTAGAAGGAGAAACAGTTAAATGATTGAAGAAACAAACAAAGAATTAGAACAATACTACGAAGAAATGCTTTCTATGTTCCGTACAGATGGTTGGAAGACACTAACCGAGGACTTAGAAACAAATGCTAAAGGTATTGATTCAGTTGAAGCATCGAAGAATGAACAAGACCTCTTCTTCAGGAAGGGACAACTCTATGTCATTGCTACGTTGCTAAACCTAGAAGAGCAAGTCCGTAACGCATACGACGACTTAGGCACAGAGTAGTGCCTTTGTTCGACTTTAAATGTGAAGCAGGACACACTGAGGAACGATTCGTCAGTAGCGACACTAGAGAGGTAGTCTGCAACGAATGTGGACTATCGGCAGTAAAGCAGCTAAACTCTTTCGGGACTTGGACTGATAAGCACAACGGTGTCAATACCGACGCTTGGTGTAAGAAACGAGAGCAGAAGCTGAAACAAGAACGCAAGGCAAATTCATAATGGTGTATGAACCCTCGCATAATATAAACCTCCATAATACTAAAAGGTACGGAGTTTAATAATGGCAGCAAACATTATAGAAGATGAGCGTCTAGACGACGACAACGAAGAACTTAACAACATCAATGACCTTCAACCAGAGGAAGCTTCAACAGAGCCAACACCTCCCGATGAAGATGATGTCCCCGAGAAGTACAAAGGAAAGTCAACCGCAGAGATTGTAAGGATGCACCAAGAGGCTGAGAAGCTCCTAGGAAAGCAAAGCGGAGAAGTAGGGGAGTTACGTTCAGTCGTTGATAGTTACATACAGACACAACTCGACACCACTACACCAAAGCAAGAAACTGTAGACGAAGATATTGATTTCTTCTCTGACCCCGACAAGGCTGTCGAAAGAGCTATTGCTAATCACCCTTCCATTAAGAAGGCTGAGGCTGCCACACAGGAACAGGCACGAACTATTGCATTGACACAACTTCAGAAACGTCATCCCGACATGACTGATATTGTACAAGACCAAAAGTTTGTTGATTGGATTAAAGCCTCTAAGATTAGAACACAGCTCTTTGCTCAAGCAGATGCGCAGTATGACTACGAAGCTGCCGACGAACTCTTCACTAACTGGAAGGAACGTCAAGGTGCCGTAGCTAAGACTGTAGCTGCCGAGAAGCAAACAAGGAAATCCGCTGTTAAAGCTGCCTCTACTGGTAGCACCAAAGGAAATGGAGAACAGCGAGCGAAGAAGATATATCGACGCTCAGACATTATTAAACTAATGCAGGACAATCCAGAACGGTATTTAGCTTTATCTGATGAAATCACTAGAGCCTATGCCGAGAAGAGAGTCCGCTAACTAAACTCTTTTTTTATTATAAGGTATTTATATCATGGCTGATTCAACATATCCCAACATGGGCGGTGCGGTAGACAACACTAGCGCTGCTACTTTTATCCCAGAAATTTGGAGTGACGAAGTTGTTGCTGCATACAAGTCTAACTTGGTTCTGGCTCCTCTGGTCAAGTCTCTGGGCATGACTGGTAAGAAAGGTGACGTTATCCACGTACCTAAGCCTGTTCGTGGCGATGCTCACGCTAAGGTCGAAGGTCAGGCGGTAACTATCCAAAACGCTACTGAGGGTGAAGTACAGGTCGTTATCGACAAGCACTTCGAGTACTCTCGTATGATTGAAGACATCACTGAGACTCAGGCTCTGGCTTCTCTCCGTCAGTTCTACACTGGTGACGCTGGTTACGCTCTGGCTCGTCAGGTTGATACTGACCTGACTAACCTCGGTAAGTCTCTGGGTGATGGCGACGGCAGCGACTGGACTCACAGTGCTTCCTTCCAGATTGACCCAACTTCAGGTGCTTTGGAAGCATACAGCGCACAGGGTGCTGCTGAGTGTGGTGCTTTCTCTGACGCTGCTTTCCGTGGTCTTATTCAGAAGATGGACGATGCCGATGTTCCTATGGACAACCGTTGCTTCGTAATCCCACCTTCACTGCGTAACGCCATCATGGGCATTGACCGCTACCAGTCTTCTGACTTCGTAGATGGTCGTGGTGTTCAGAACGGTCAGATTGGTACTCTGTACGGCATTGACGTATTTGTATCAACCAACGCTGCTACTCTTGAAAGTGGTGTTAAAGGCGCACAGCTTCTGCACAAGGACACTTATGTTCTGGCAGAGCAGCAGGGCGTTCGCTCACAGACTCAGTACAAGCAGGAGTTCCTCGGAACTTTGTACACTGCTGACACTCTGTACGGCACTAAGGTTCTGCGCCCAGACGCAGGATTCGTACTCGCAGTAGACGCATAAGCTACAAACTAGGGGCTTCTTCCTTTTTAATCGGGAGGAGTCCCTTTTCCTTTTCTCTTTCTCAGCTAAACAGGTTTCTTGATGTCTAACTATACTAAAACTACTAATTTTGCTACTAAAGATTCTCTGCCTTCAGGTAATCCTGCTAAGATTGTTAAAGGAACAGAGATAGACGCTGAATTTAATAACATTGCTGTGGCTATTGCTACTAAAGCTGACTCCTCCACGGCAGTTACTTTAACAGGTAATCAGACCCTTACTAACAAAACCCTAACTACTCCCACTATTGCAGGTGGTACACTGACAGATGACCTTAGCTTCGGCGACAGCGATAAAGCTCAGTTTGGCGCTGATGATGACTTAGAGATTTATCACGACGGTTCTAACAGTTATGTAGTTGATGGCGGCACAGGTAATCTATTCATAGGCGGCGCAAGCTACGTAGATATTGGTAACGGTGTTTCAGGTTTGGGCGGTCAGACCTATGCTAGGTTTAATACAGCAGGTAGCTGTCAATTAAAGCACAACGGTGTTGATAAGATTGAAACTACCGCTTCAGGTGTAGATGTTAATGGTAGTGTTAGTTTAACATCAGGGGCAAGCGATTGGTCATTTACTGTTTCAGGTAATAATTTGTTTATTAGCTACGGCGGTACAAACAAAGCCAAACTAGACACAAGTGGTAATTTAACTGTTGTAGGTAATGTAACGGCTAACGGTACTATCTAAATTAAAACTCAAAGTAAAGAATTAATATAGGAAAATGTTATGTCTATATTCAGAGGAACGGGTGGTGCAGGTGATTCAACGGATGATTCCATTGTTGAAGCCGTAACGGAACAAGCAGGGATTGCCACTACTAAAGCACAGGAAGCAGCTGATTCAGCAACGCAAGCCGCTAGTTCAGCAGCGTCTGCAAACAATTCAGCATCTACAGCTACTACCCAAGCTACTGAAGCAAGCAACTCCGCTACTTCAGCTAGCAACGAAGCAACAAACGCCACTACTGCTAAGACAGCGGCTGAAACAGCACAGTCTGCTGCGGAAGACGCTAGAGACTTAGCACAAACTTACGCTAATACAGCAAACAATACTTATGTTCAAACCGTAGCTGGTATTGAAACTGAAGTACAAAATTTAGATAACATCAAGACTGACATTACTGGTGTAAATACCATCAAGTCTGATGTTACAACAGTATCCAATATTTCTTCAGATGTAACTGCCGTAGCCGCAGATTCCTCGGATATCGGTACTGTTGCCTCCAACATTACTAACGTAAACAACGTTGGTAACAACATTGATAACGTCAATGCAGTACACAGTAACGCAACCAACATCAACACAGTTGCTGCTGATGGTCTGGACATCGGTACGGTAGCGAGCAACATCTCGGACGTAAACACAGTTGCAGATATTTCCAGTGATATAACGACAGTATCTGGTCTTGAAACCAAGATGGATACTGTGATTGCTGACGCTACGGACATCGGTACAGTTGCAAGTAACATTGGTGACGTAAGTAAAGTTGCAGGTATTGACGGCAATGTAGATAAAGTTGCAGCTATTGATGATAAAGTAACTACTGTAGCTGACAACATTGTTGATGTACAAAACGCAGGAACTAATGCAGCTAATGCCTCTACCAGCGCATCGCAAGCAGCCAACAGCGCAGCTTCGGCAGTTACATCGGCTAACACAGCTACTACAAAAGCTACTGAAGCTAGTAACAGCGCTACGGCGGCAAGCAATAGTGCTACTGCCGCAAGCAATAGTGCTACTGCTGCATCTGGTTCAGCTAGTGCTGCTTCTGGTAGCGCCTCTGCTGCCTCTGGTTCAGCCAGTGCTGCCGCAAGCAGTGCATCAGCAGCATCCACTAGCGCAAGCAACGCTGCAACTTCAGAGACTAATTCTGAGGGTAGTGAAAACGCTTCTGCGTTAAGTGCTACTGCTGCTGCAACTTCAGCATCAAACGCAGCAACTAGTGAAAGCAACGCTGCTACAAGCGCCACCAACGCAGCGGTGTCAGAGACTAACGCAGCAGCTTCTTACGATAGCTTTGATGACAGATACCTTGGTGTTAAAAGCTCAGCACCTTCTACCGATAACGATGGTGGTGCTTTGTTAACTGGTGCGTTGTACTTCAACTCTACCAGCAATACTATGTTTGTTTTCACAGGCAGTGCTTGGGCGGC